CGAATTGCGGTTACACCGGAACAGCATATTTCGACATAAATGATCAGCCTGTTTCCGATCCCGCGCTTGATCGATGTAGCAAGAAAATCAGCGGCTGCGAGTGCAGATTCGGCGTCAATCAGCCGCTCAGCTTCGGCGGCTTCCTAAGCGACAACCTTTCCTGATGAACGAACAGACGAAGAACGCGATCGCGAATCACGCGCTCGCGGAGTACCCGCGCGAGTGCTGCGGACTGATTGTGCTGCGCGGCGATGCCGAGATCTATGTCCCGTGCCGAAACATGGCGGCGACGCCGACGGAGCAGTTCGCGATGGCACCGGAGGACTACGCGCACGCGGAGGACTGCGGCGCGGTCGTCGCAGTGGTGCATTCGCATCCGGGCGCGCCGGCGCGCCCGAGCGTCGCGGATCGCGCCATGTGCGAGCAGAGCGGCGTCGAGCGGTGGGTGATCGTGTCGCTCGGCGTGCAGGCCGACGGCGCAATCGCGATCGACGACTGGCACGAGTTCGGGCCGTCAGGTTATGGCGCGCCGCTGATCGGTCGCCAGTTCGCGCACGGCGTGCACGACTGCTATGCGCTGATCCGCGATTGGTATCGCCTCGAACGCGGTGTCGGACTGACCGATTTCGACCGCGTCGACGGCTGGTGGGACGACGGCGCGTCGAATCTATATCTCGACAATTTCGCGGCCGCCGGCTTCGTCGATGCCGGACAGGACGCCGAGCCGCAGGTCGGCGACGTATTGCTCATGCAGATCCGCAGCAAGAACGGCGTGCCGAATCACGCGGGCATCTATCTGGGCGACAGCGTCTTTCTGCACCACATGCACGGCCGGTTGTCGGGTCGCGCGGTGTGGGGTGGCATGTGGGCGCATAGCCTGCGCACGATCCTCCGATATGCGGGGAGCAACACATGAGCGACAAAGTGCGGACGGTGCGCCTGTACGGCACGCTGGGGGCGAAATTCGGGCGTGTGCATCGGCTGGCTGTCTCGTCGACGGCCGAAGCGATGCGCGCGCTGTGCGTCGTCGTACCCGGCTTCGAGAAGTTCCTGATGAACTCTAAGGATGCGGGCCTGACGTTCGCGGTTTTCGCCGGCACGCGGAACCTCGAAGAGCGCGAGCTGCAGCATCCGGTAGGCGACGAAGACATCCGGATCGCGCCCGTGCTCGTCGGCAGCAAGAGCGGTGGCCTGTTCCAGACGATTCTCGGCGCCGCGCTCGTTGTGGTCGGCGCCGTCGCGAGCGCGTACGGGCAGCCGTGGGGCGGCCAGCTTATCGGCCTGGGCGCATCGATGGCGCTCGGCGGCGTCATCCAGATGCTGAGCCCGCAGACGAGCGGCCTCGCAGGCACGACCGACAACGGCACGTCGTACTACTTCAACGGCCCGGTGAACAGCGCCGCGCAGGGCGAGCCCGTGCCTCTGGTCTATGGCCGGATGCGCGTGGGCTCGAAAGTGATCAGTTCCGGCATCTTCGCGCAGGACCAAGCCTAAATATGCGAGTTCAAGGTTCGAAGGGCAGCTCGACGTCGACGCCGACCGAGTCGCCGGATAGCCTGCACTCGACCGCTTCGGCGAAGGTGCTCGATCTGGTGTCGGAAGGTCCGATCTATGGCCTCGTGAACGGCATGCAGTCGGTGTTCCTGGACGACACGCCGATCCAGAATGCAGACGGCTCGCTGAACTTTACGAACTACAGCGTCGACACGCGCGTCGGCACGCAGGATCAGACCTACATGGCGGGATTCCCCGCTGTGGAAAGCGAGACGGCGATCAGCATCGCTCTGACGTCCGACACGCCGTGGGTTCGTCAGGTCGAGAACACGCAGCTGACGGCGGTGCGCATACGCTTCGGCCTGCCGGCGCTGCAAAAGTCGGATGCATCGACGGGCAACGTCACGGGCTATCGCATCGAATACGCGATCGACATCGCGACGGACGGCGGCTCGTATGCGCAGCTCGTATCCGGCGCGTTCGACGGCAAGACGACGTCGCTGTACGAGCGCAGCGTGCGCATCGACCTGCCGACGGCTACGTCGGGCTGGCTCGTGCGCGTGCGCCGCATCACGCCGAACGCGCATAGCTCGCTGATCGCCGACACGGTCAACATCGAAGCGATAACCGAGATCATCGACCGGAAGCTGCGCTATCCGATGAGCGCGCTCATCGGCCTGACGTTCGACGCGCAGTCGTTCAGCAGCGTGCCGACGCGCTCTTACGACATCAAGGGTCTGCTGATCCAGATCCCTACGAATTTCGATCCGGTCGCGCGCACCTACTCGGGCACGTGGGACGGCACGTTCAAAACCGGCTGGACCGATGACCCGGCGTGGATTTTCCGCGATCTCGTTCTGAATGAGCGGTACGGCCTCGGCAAGCTGGTCGACGCGTCGATGGTCGACAAGTGGGGGCTGTACCAGATAAGCCAGTACTGCAACGTTATGGTGTCGGACGGCAAGGGCGGGCAGGAACCGCGCTTCTCGTGCAACTGCGTGATCCAGTCGCAGGCCGATGCATACAAGGTTCTGCAGGATCTCGCGACTGTGTTCCGTGGCATCGCGTATTGGGGGCCGGGCGCGGTCGTTGCGAGCGCCGACATGCCGTCGGACCCGGTATATGTATACACCGGGGCGAACGTCGTCAACGGCACGTTCAACTACGTGGGCTCCGCGCTAAAGACGCGATACACGACCGCGCTCGTGAGCTGGAATGACCCGGCGATCGCATATCAGCAAGCCGTGGAGTACGTGCCGGATGAAGACGGCATCGCGCGCTACGGCGTCACGAAGGCACAGATCACCGCGTTCGGCATAACGTCGCAGGCGCAGGCGCATCGCCTCGGCTTGTGGACGCTGCTTACGAGCCGATACGAGACGAACACGGTGTCGTTTTCTGTCGGCCTCGATGGGACGCTGTGTGCGCCCGGACAGGTCATTGCCGTTGCAGATCCTCGTAAGGCAGGGCGACGGATCGGAGGCCGCGTCCGCGCTGTAGCTGGCCGAAATATCACGCTCGACAAGGCGCCGACGGTTTCTGCTGGCGACACGTTGACGGCGATCCTTCCTACGGGGCTGGCGCAGAAGCGAACTGTTTCAACCGTGCTCGGCGATACGATCACGGTTGATTCGGCCTACGACTCTGCGCCGGTGACGGGCGCTGTGTGGATGATCGAAAGCGCGGATCTCGCGTCGCAACTGTTCCGTGTTGTCAGCGTCGAGGAAAGCGATGATGACGACCAGATCACCTACACAGTCAACGCGACGCAGTACGAGCCGGGTAAATATGCGGCGATAGACAACGGCGCAGCGATTCAGGTTCGTCCGATCACGGTAGTCCCGCCGTCCGCACAGGTACCGCCGTCGAACGTGCACATGTCGACATATTCCGTGATTGATCAGGGGATCTCCAAGACAATCTTGGTCATCGCATGGGATGCGGCCGCGAGCGCGGTGAACTACATCCCAGAGTGGCGAAAGGACAACGGGGAGTGGGTTCCTGCCAATCAGACGGGCGGTTTGCAGGTCGAGGTCGTTGGCATCTATCAGGGTAGCTATCTGGCTCGCGTGCGCGCGCAGAATGCGTTGGGCGTGACATCCATCCCGGCATTCAGTGTAGAGACGGCGCTGAACGGCAAGACAAGCCCTCCGCCATCACTAACGTCGCTCTCCACGACGACGCAAGTCTTCGCCATTCAGCTTGACTGGACGTTCCCGGCGAACGGATCTGCGGGCGACACCCAGCGGACTGAGATTTGGTACAGCGAGACGGACGACCGTAGCACGTCAGTGAAGCTCGCGGACTATGCGTATCCGCAGGCGCGCGCGAATCTGATGGGGCTCGCCGCGGGTCGATCGTTCTTCTTCTGGGGGCGGCTCGTCGACACGTCGGGGAACATTGGGCCCTGGTATCCAACGGGTGGTGGTGTCAACGGGCAAAGCAGTAGCGATGCCGACGAGATTCTCTCGTACCTTACGAACCAGATCACCCAGCAGCAACTTGCGCAAGACGTGCTCGCGCCGATTCAGGCCATTCCTGGCCTGGAGCAGGACGTTAGCGAGAATGCGGCCGCGATCACGAACGAGCAGCAATCGCGCGTCGACGGTGATGCAGCGCTATCTGAAAGGCTTGATCAGGTGTCGGCACAAGTCGTCATCCCTCCGATGGCGGGAAGCACGGATGACTACGCCGGCTCGACGGAAATTTACGCGGGCGTCTGGTCGGAGCAGTCAGCGCGTGCAGAGGCCGATCTCGCGCTGGCGCAGAAGACCGACACGGTCACGGCACAGATCACGTCGAATAACGCCAAGCTGCAGGCCGCTATTCAAACCGAGACGCAAGCACGCACTGACGCTGATAGCGCGCAGACGCAGCAGATCACGACCGTACAGGCGCAAGCGAACGAAAATACTGCCGCGGTGCAGACGGTCGCCGCATCGTATGCGGATTTGAATGGGCGCGTGTCGGCGTCCTACCAGATAAAGACGCAGATCACCACGAACGGCCGCACCTACATTGCGGGCATCGGAGTGGGTGTCGACAACAGCAGTGGTGTGGTCGAGTCAACGGTGCTTCTGTCGGCGAGCCGCGTGGCAATTCTTGACCCGAACGGCAGCGCGGTCAGTTCGCCGTTTGTGGTGCAGGGTGGTCAAGTCTTCATTAGCCAGTCATTCATCGGAACGGCGTGGATTCAAAACGCCAACATTGGCGACATCATTCAGGCGACTGCGGTAGGGGCAAACGGTCAACCGCGCTGGAGGCTCGACAAGAACGGCACATTAACGATGAATGGCGCGAACGCAGGCAGTGGCTATCTGACGATCAGCGATTCGGTGTTGATGGTATTTGACAGCAACGGAACCCTGCGCGTCCGGTTGGGGCTCTGGTAGTGGCAGCGGGTCTTCAACTATGGGATGCGTCCGGCCGTCTAGTGCTCGACGCGACGCACAGGCTTGGCCGCATCAAGGGTATTCAAGCTGTTTCTGGGGCGAACTCGATCGCCGTTGACCTTTCGGATGGCACTCCATTCTGGTCGTTTCAACCCGACCAACAGTTTTTTCACATTTCCAATGAAGCAGCGTCACCGATTTTTTCGATCAGTTCGACCGGATTGTCCTGGACGTATAGCTCAACGTCGGGTCTGAATTTCGCTCGTTTAATAACTGGAAACGTGATCTACGGAGTTTATTGATGACGGCTGGATTTCAGGCGTTCACTGATACGGGCGTTGTGCAGATCGACGGACAGACTCCAAATTTTCAGCTTGTTGCTTCGTATGCACAGGTGCTTCAACAGGAGACGCTTCCGACCGTCTATAACAATGTCGGCAATCAATTTTCTGCGCCGTACTGGCATACAACATTCACCTTCACGGCAAACAATCCGCTGTTCGCCTTCGTGGCTGATGGTGGCGTCATGGTCACGCCCTGGCGGTTTTCGCGAAGTGGAAATACGTTCACAGCGGAGTTCATTGGCGCGTCACAGACGGCTGTGCGCCTCTATGTCTTCGACAACGTGCCGGTGGTTGGGTCGCGCTTCGGGCTGCAGGTGTTTAACTCCGCTGGCGCGCTGATCGCGGACGCGGCAAGTCCGTTCTGCAAGGTCATAGATGTGAAGTCTGGGCAGTACGTGCCGGGCACCGGGTGGGACGCGAGCGGCCTCACTATGCCGGGACCTGGCACGCTGAGTCAGACATACGGCGTCAACATTGCAATTGCGGGTGCGTGGCCCGCCCACTATATGTACGACGTCGGCAATGGATCTGCTGGCGAGACGACCATGACAGGGTTTGCCGTATCAGGGGGCACCGTGACCTGGGAGTTCCACACGTTCAACGGCACGAGGCAACCGCACTTCATCGGATTTCGCGAATGCACAGCATATCGATTCATGGTGCTCGATATGACGGGGATTATTTAAGGAGAGGCTATGCCGCTGCAAAAAGACTTTGAGACACCGGCGACCGGCGCTGTCGCCGCCTACCACGTGGTCCAGCAGGTTGGACTCGACAAAGTTTCGAACATCACCACTGCCACGGTTGCATCTTATCTGTCGAGCGACGCCAAGGCCGCTGGCAAGTTCTCGTTGTACACGCAACAGATTCAGATCGGATCGCTGCCCGACAAGAGCCAGGATGCGTTCGATTTTGCCGAGGCTCAACTTACAGCCGAAGTGCCGGACGGGACACCTCCGCAGGCTGTGAACCGCTACGTCTTTTCCGGTGCGCAGATCGTTGACTGACACCGTGCGAAGTGAATCGCATAACGTATTACAAAAGCTTACGTGCATGTAGACTTTCGGACGTAGGCCAAGAATTCAACTAAATTCCGAGGATAAAAATGAAGGGACTTCTGATTGCAGTGCTTTCGGCGTGTGTTGCGCTGGTGGCCTGTGGGGGCGGCGGTAGCAACAACTCGGCGCCGGCGGCGAAGACGCTGAAGGTGTCGTTGTACGGCAATCCATTCGTTTCGAGCGGGTCGACGGCATCAGCAAAGGTTCAAACCGCAGCGTTTGATCAGGTGGCATCGGCGCCCGCATCAGCGAGCGACGCGGCGGCGACAGTTCAAACCCTCACAGACGCGCTAACGGCGCGCGGCGTGACCGCAACTGTGACGCCACAAGTGATGGACGGCACGACGCTGCATCAGATCGTGATGGGTGAGAACAACGGGTTGCCGCCAACGCCGGATCAATTCAAAACGGATCCGAGCGAGTGGCTCATTCTGAATTTCTCCCTCGACGACATGGTCACGCCAGCAAACGATCCGAATCAGCTTGCGGCCATCACTCAGTTCGGTCAAGACCTTTCCGTCTTCACGCAACGTGCGGCGGTCAGTGGCAAACGCGTATTCGTCGTGATGGCTATCCCGACCTGCGACGTGCCGAACCAAAACACTGCTGCCGACGGATTGAATCAAGGGACTATCAAAGCTGGGCTGACGTCCAACCTGACACCAGTCGGCGCGATACCGATGCAGTTCGTTGTAACGAACGGCGTCACCGTCAACCAGACGGCGCAGCAGCATATGGGTGCGGACTGTCGAACACCGGACACTTACATTCTCAACCAACGCACACAGGCCGTGGCCGACGACATCGCGAGCCGCTATAAAGCCGCGACGTCGGGATCGCAATACTAGACAAACGAGAAACAGCAGTAGATGCAAGCCGCCTTCGGGCGGCTTTTTTTATGCCCGAAGGGGCAAACCGGGGGTGCACATGGCAGTAACTCGACAGCCGCCGGATTCCCGGCGCAGCTGGTTCGACGGGACGATCAACATTCCGACTGTCCTTTCTGTTGTTAGCGGTGTCGCCGCGGCGTCGGTCTTTTGCGTCGGTCTCTACAACAACGTTTCGCAGCGCGTCCTGCTTCTCGAAGAACACGACCGGCAACAGGAGCTTCACTTCCAAGCCGTCGAGCGTGATCAGGCCGCGTTGCGTAGCGACGTTAAAGAGCAGCTGAAAGGCATCAGTTCCGACGTCAAGGATACGAACCAGAAGCTTGACCAGCTTCTTTACAACCGGGCCGATCAGCGTCCGGACACGCGGAGGTGGATGCGATGAAGTTCAAGTTGACGATGGCCGACGGCTGGCAGCAGTTGCATAAGCGAGGCACGGTGATCGCCGGCGCGGTGTTTACCGCCGCAGCTGGCGCAGGCCCGCTGATCTCCCAAGCATGGACGGGCATGCCGCCCGAGCTGAAAGCGGTGATTCCGCAAAACGTGCAGCAGTGGATCGCATACACGCTGTTCGGCCTGAGCATCATTGCGATCCGCTACACCGCGATCCGCAGTGCGCCGAAGGAGGCCGACGATGCAGCTAACTGACGTCATTCGCACGGCGATCGCGCCCGCGCTTGCAATTTTGCCGTACCAGATGGACACATGCGAAGCGCGCGTCATGTTGCTGTCGATCGGACTCCAGGAGTCGCGCTTTGCGGTTCGGCAACAGACGGGCGGCGGACCGGCGCGCGGCTTTTGGCAATGCGAGCAGGGCACACAGGCGAGCCGGGGCGGCGTGTGGGGCTTCTTTCTGCATCCGTCCAGCCGGTATTGGATGAGCGTGCTCTGCAAGGCGCGCGGCGTGTCGTTTGATGCGGCGTCGATCTACAACGCTCTCGACAAGGATGACGTACTGGCGGCCGGCGTCGTGCGACTCGGACTGTTCACTGACCCGAAGCCGCTGCCAGAGATCGACGACGTTTCCGGCTCGTGGAACCTCTATCAACGAGTGTGGCGGCCGGGCAAGCCGAAGCCCGATACATGGCCGGCATTGCATGCGCAAGCCGTCTCGACAATTTCTGGAGACAACAAATGATCGCGTTACTGGTTCAGTTCGGCCCGTGGATAGCAACCGCGCTGGCGGGCATCTTCGCTTTGATCACGCATTTGAATGGCAAGGCGAAAGTGGCAGCGGCGGATCAGCGCGTCGCGGAAGCGCAGACGGTCGCGCAGCAGGCAAAGACCGATACCGCCGAGGCGCGCGACGCCGAGGCGCAGGCAAACGCTGCGGCCGCGCAAGCCGGCGCGCAAGCATTGGAGGAGAGAACCGATGTGGAAAACGATGTTGCTGCCTTGCCTTCTGGTGCCGCTGCTCAGCAGTTGCGCGACGAATGGAGCAGACCCGGCGAAGACGCAGGTCGCGGAACCACTAGTGCAGGTCAAGACCCGATTCGTTGACACGGCGTGCGACTGGACGAAGCCGATCTACGTTAGCGCGACGGACGTTCTATCCGACGCCACGGCGAAGGCGATTCTGTCACACAACCTCGCCGGCGCGTCGCACTGCGGCTGGAAGCCAACGGGAAAATAAACAGCCCACAGCCTGTATTCTGCTTTTCAGGTTGTGGGCTGTTTAGTCGATCTCGCCAGAGCGGGCGGTGAATGAGGGGACTTTGCAGGGCACGAGTGGTTCACGTCCGCCAACGCACACGACACGTCCGATTTCTATAACGTCGTGCTGGTCGCCATGCATGATGAGTATCGCGCCGAAATAGTCGCCGACTCGACAGACGGTTGGTTGAGTCACTTTGCCGAATTCGAACCCGCGTGAACAAGCGGCCGCTCTCTGGCCAGACCGGACCACGGGCAAATCGCCCTCGGCTTCCAAAATTGATTGGAGCTGTGCGATATATTCAGACAGCTTCATTCTTTCCTCCTCGGCCTGCCGCCAGGCAGCGCGTCTATGCTACATTCCCCACTTCTTCGTTTGCGTCGTTTCGTCGTCTGATCCTGTCGCGCGGACCCAGAACACGCAGCCACGTTTTCCGTCCGCGTGCACTCGAGTTCGATCGTCCCGCAAACATACCGCGTGCGACGTCCCGGGAAGATCTCCGCCCCAATGTTCGCAGTCGCGGCATGGTGGCTTCGTTCCATAGGGTCGGAAAGATTTGACACTTCGGTATACTGTATAAATATACAGTTCTCTAGTTGATCATTGCCCCGGATGTATTGTGCGATTTTTATTCTATTTAAGTGTGTTTTTATTATATTGAAGTAGGAGTTTATAAAAAGACTCCATTTCTCTTGATAATTTAAGAAACCGAAATTATCGACACGAGGAGTAACCAAAGAACTAAATGGTGTGAGGTGTCGTACACATAAGCAGGTCCATGAACCTTTCATTTCTGTTTCGCAATTTCTATGATTGCGGAGTACGACCCAAGGGAGACACTTCACCAGATCTAAGGAGGCGTTATGGCATACACGTTAAAAACACCGCTTTATCACGGGATCGCTCCACTAAACCTCGGATATGTTAGTGACCACGACGAGTTCCTTAACGGCAACACGGAACCGTATGGGTACACCTTCGACGCCTATGACGCAAATCAGAATCCAGACGACTTCATTGAGGCTTTTGCGGGTGTAGACGCAGTGAATAATCGAGAGGTCAGCCCGAACTCACGACATAAGAATGGCGCTACAAAGAGCATCGGGTATCTCTCAAAGAAGCCGCTGACACCGGGAATGTTTAAGATTTACGTCGGTGTCGGTCATGACACTAACGGGACGGCAACCTCGGACGACGGTTTCCAAGGTGAACCGGCGGAACTCTTCGGGTATGCACTACCTTCTAGTTGATGCGATAAAAAGCATCGCGGGCCAGCGCGCGACTACGGTGACTCGTGTACAGCGTTTCCGCTGCCCGCAACCCCGCATAACTCCGTGGAACACCGCCAAAAAAGCTGTATTGCACACAGTATGGGCGGGACTCATAATCCGCCGCGGAACCCCTACACCGTGCCGTATAACCTTCGACCAGACTGTTATGGCGCCACCGTATGACTTTGATGGGAAAACTCGTGCGGAGTTGCTCACCTATCTCGTCGTCTGCGAAATGGTGGCAATGGCGAGAACTGGCAACTGGTTGCGCACTGATCACTTGGTCGAATCTGCACGGGTCTGGTCCAGAGGGAACGGTGCGAAGTGCGATTGGATGGATCGCGTCGCAGTGGCCGAACTTGCATCCACAATCGCGCCCACTATTTTGGCGTCGTTTCAGCTCACAACAGAGGCTGATCTCGCACCTTTGTTCGTAGATGGCTGGCTGCTCGACTATCGCTTGCCAATCGTGTGTGACATCCACAAAGCCTGCGCCAACTACCTTCGGCGTTCGTCGGCACGTTAGTACCTTTCGCTTGTGAAGCATCTACTGAAGCACGTTCAAAATGTTCGCGCGCCCACGTTAGTGATTCGGCCGTCCCGCATCGATGAGCGCCGAGTGTCCACGATTGGTCGTTTGCAACCCGAAGCTGCCAACGGCGTCCTGCGGAAGCCCGTCTGGCGGTGATCTGTGTAGCTCACGATGAATGCTATTTGTCACGGGGCAGATTTACGGAGAACACCGTTTCTGTCGCGTCGGATCGCGCGCCGATCACGCCCCCGTGGGCCTTGGCAATCTCGCGAGCGATATACAATCCGAGCCCCAGGCTGTTGCCGGCATTTGTGCCTTGATGTTCCGGGCCACGCTGCAGTGGATCAAAGATGCGGTCGAGGGTCGAGCGCTCAATGGCGGCGCCAGCGTTCCTCACTTCCAGCAGGACTTCCGCGCCCTTGCCGGTCACTGTCACACGCACCGGCGCACCTTGCGTTCCGTACCTGATCGCATTCAGGACAAGATTGCCAAGCAACTGCTGGAGACGTCGGCCGTCCCAGATACCCACGCAGTCACCGACCACGTCCAGATCAATCTGACGGTTCGGATGGACTACTCGCACCTGGTCCAGTTCATCGGAAAACAACTGGGCCAGGTCGATGTTGGTCGGCGCGATATTGATACCCAAGCCGAGCCTGGTTCGATTGAAATCAACCATATCGTCGAGGAGTGCCTGCATGCGAGTGCCGCTTCTAATCAAGCGGGACGCGGCCGCCGACACGTTTTCACCGGCGTTCAGCGCCGCCAGATACGACGCTGTCATCTGGATGGTCTGGAGCGGACTGCGCATGTCGTGCCCCAGCATTCCAAGAAACAGATTACGGGCCAGGTCTACCTGCATGCTGAAAAAGCTTATCGATTCGCCAACTGCCTGATCTATCGCCTCGTTGAAGCGGACCATGTCATCCACGTGATGACGGTCTGGCTCGCACTCGTCCATCCACAGTCGAAGCACGCTGGCGCGCAGGGCACGGTATTCGGCGACTAGCTGATTGATGTCAAAGCCGCTTCGCGCGCGCAGGAGGGCGTGCGTTTGCGCGGCTGTCTGTGGGGCCCCGGCCAGTTTGTGCGGCTCCCCCTGGGACTTTTCAAACTGGTCCTCCCTGCTTTGGGGAGTAGACAGATCCTTTGCCACGGCCTCCAGGATCTGCTGCGCGTGGTCCCGTAAGGCCAGCGATCTCATATCTGCCGCTCCCGGCAACAGGGTGCGGGCAAACTCCTCCCATCGCAACAGAATGGCATCCATGTCGTCGAGGATAAAGTCGGCTAATCGCATGCCTGCTCCCGAGGGACGGAAAAGATCTCGCATAACGCATTTTCGCGAAATCCATGCCTGTAAGCAAACTTACTCATGTACCTCCCAGGTCCGTCACTTGCGGGTGGTAAGGCAATCTGGGAACAACATAGTGACTACTCCAAACGCCGTGCGCCTGCTCATCGCGGACGACGACCCGAACGTATTGGCAGCATACGCGTTGTTCTTCGACGTCCATGGTTACGAAACGCGGACGACAGGAGACGGCGCGGACGCGCTTGCGGAATACTGTGCGTGGCGTCGGGACGCTGTTGTTCTCGACGTTCAGATGCCCAGCATGGACGGGCGCGCGGTCGCGCGGGATCCGGCGCCTACAATCCGCGCCGCTCCCGTTGCTGGTAGCGATTACTGCGCTGGCATCGCCTTCCGAAAAGGCCGAATCAATCAGATCCGGGTTCGATCATCATTTTGTAAAGCCTGCCGACCTGCCGGCTGTCCTCGCCGCGATAACGTCCGGCGTACTTCGCGGCGCCACGGATGATTCGTGACAATCAGCCGGGCGGTCTGTGACCGCTTTCCGCCGCCCTCATAAGTAACTGGTCATGGCCGATAGCGGCCTCGTGCTCAATCGTATCGCTGCGATCTTGGAATTGAACTAGCAAGTCAGAGCCAAGGGCGAATCCGAGGTGTTCAAAACCCCTACGTAACTCTTTGTTTCTATTAGCACGGGAATTGGCGTTTTTGCCTCGAAAATTCGCGTGCAAATTGCTCCTAAGTAGCTGATTTATATGGTCGTTGTTGTTTCTTTAAGGCTCTAACACTTCGATAGGGTGCATCGACGGGAAACCCTTGTTCCGCTTGGCCTGTTCAATATCTGTTCAAAATTTGTTCAAAACTCAATACTTGCAGTTGGACCGTTGCGTCCCCGCCGATCTACCGGCAAAGGGTGGTTGTACCGCAACTCGGGTTGATTTAGAGTGGCGCTCAATAAAAAACGGGTGCTATCTGATGCGAAAAGAGATTCCTAGGTCTCCGCGTACCTTGGCTAAGAAGCAGGCGGGCAATCAGTCGCCGCAGGCGACACGTAGCGACATTGTGTTGAAATACGCTCCACTCGCAATATCGAGCGTGGGGCTTTTAATTTCGGTTGCCGCATTTTTATCGTCGTTCGCGCAAAACGGCCCGACAATAATCAAGAATACGGCTCAAGCGGTCGATTGGTATCAAACAGATCAAGAATTTAGCGGGTTTTGGACGAATAATGGTGAAGGGAACATCGAGGCCGAGGAGTGGACCACTGATAGCGACAACGCTGTGTCGTTCAATTTGACTGTGAAGTCTGGAGTTGTTTCTGGCGAAGTAATCAGCAATCGTTTCTGTAAATTTGATCCATACAACACGTTGCAGGTGGAAGGCCGGGCATCTGGGAACCATATCACAGCGATTCTTTGGGACTATGTCGGGGGAAAGAGGAGGGGCTTTGCGAAAGTCAAATTGCAAATTGACCGAGATCATAATGTTACCGTCGTAAAGACGGAAGATCAGTTGCCGAATATGCTACCTTTGTCTTTCACCGTCGGAAAATGGGAAGAACAAAGCCCCTTTGTTAAATCAGACTTGTGCTTCAACTTGCAAAAAAACAGCTTGTCGCACTGAGTGGTGATGCACAGTTAGACCTCAAGCATTGCGGATCCTGACTTTTAGCGGCTCGATTCCGCGCGAATTAGCATATAGATCGGACATCGCGTCGGTAAGATGGCCCAGCAAAGCTTTCGTGTCGACGTCACCTTGCTCAAGATACGTTCGCTTGGAAAGGCTGCGAATTTCGTGGAAGGTCGGCTCGTCCTCTGACGTGTAACCTGCAAGTCGCCGCGCCTCCAGAAACTTCTCCGAGATTGTCTTCAGTTTGATCGCAGAACCGCGCGACGCCTTGACGTTGCCGCGCACGTGGTGGATCAGGTATTTGCTGACGACGCCGGTCGCCTTGCACCGCGCGATCACTTCCTCGAGCGAGTATCCGATAGCGTTCATCCGGAGCGCGAGCGGAATGGCAATGCTCACTTCGGTTTTGGCGCGAGTTACGACTGCTTCGCCGCCTTTCACTGACGACCGCTCCCAGCGACCAACGGTCGAGAGCGCCTGTCCGGACACGAGCGCGAGCAGCATTGCGTTCTCCAACCACGGTGCGACCTCTGGCGCCTTTGCGAGCGCGGCCTTGAAAACCTCCATCGTCATGCGCTTGCGCTTCACCTTGACCTTTGCCTTGTCCGTCGCCTCGGCCGGATTCTTTTCCATCCATCCGAGTGCCATCCCGCGGCGGCAGACGGCCCGCATGCGACTACGCACATTGACTGACCATTGCATCTTGCCGCGCGCTTCGATCGCTTCGAGCATGTCTGCCACGTGCTTTGTAGTCAGGTAGGAGCATTTGATGTGGCCGAGCGTTTCGCGGATCACCTTGTCCTGATGGCGGCGCGCAGCGATCGTCGCAGGCTTCACGTTGGTATTTGGCATCTTTAGGAGCAGATCCGCGACCGTCTCGCTTGGCTGAGTCAGCCTCTCAGCAAGCGTTGTCGTCGGCTTCAGATTCTGGATCGCCAAGTTAGCCTGCTGTGCCTCGTGAATCGCCTGCGCCAGCGGCATGCGCCCGAGAACGTGCGTCTCTTTTTTGATTGGGTCGCGCCAGGTGTAATAGCCGGGGCGCGGCTCGTGCAGATTGTCCGGCCAATTGGCGCGGCGGCGGATTCTAGGTCTGGCGGCCATGTCGTTCCAACACACGTTGAGCAAGAGAGGGGCGAGCGGAGCCGTCCTGGAACGTAGCGTTCTGCTCGACGTAGTACGAACGGCCAACTTTGACGGGCTGCGGATAGATCTTGCCCGCGTTGACCCAGAGGCGCGCCGTTCGGATTGCCGGCGGCGGATCGAACTCACGCTTCAACCATTCATCGAGTCGGATCTTCATTAAATATCTCAGTGTTTTCTCGTTGTTTCGATTACTCGTTGTGCTGTATTGGTCTTGCTGTTGTCGCTTGTCGCACGTACCATCGCGCCAGAAAAAAGAATCGGGAGTTCACGCATGGGAAAGACCAGGGGTTGGCTGTTGTTCCTGTCGGCGTTTTCTGCGGGCATGATGGTCACGGCATTTCTTCGTTGGCCACCCAACCAAAGCTCGGATTGGGCAGCGTGGGTGCAGGCGGTGGGCTCTATTGGTGCGATTGTCGGCGCCTTCGAAGTTGGCCGTCGCCAAGCTGAGGCTAGCCGGCGTCAGGCAATTGACTTGGACGTATTGGCGCAGCAGCGACAGGTCGATGCTATCGTCGCTGTGGTGAACCACTCGATCGATCAAGCGACGGCAAGCGCTGACAGCTTCATGAACATGCCGACTGATGTCCTCCGATTTGCGTTGCAGGAGCC